AGAGCGTTCTCTACGCCTCGCAGCTCGAAGTTGGTATCGTTGGAGATGGTTGTTGCCTCACCGAACTGCCGCATCTGCGATTGTTTCTTTGCGAGGATGAAGAGAGTTCCATCGGCATTGGGCGTGGGAACGAGCTTGATGCGGGGAACACCGGCCTCGCCATAAGCTCCACCGATCAATCGAGTCCAGTTAACGAAGTTACCGGGGGTGGCTTTACGGCTATCGACGTTGTTCCAGGTGTTGGGATCGAGCTGGAAGAACGAGACCCATTCCGCGGCTGGAACTTCGATGCCATCGGTATCTCCGGTGACCGTGAAGCGGATGGCTACGGGGAAGTCGATGAAGGTGTTGTAACCGGTCCCTGAAGCGTAAGCGGAGGCGACGTAATCTGAGAGAGTGATCATCTCATCGCCGGCGGTGACTGGATGAGAGATAATGCCGAGGGTATCGTTCCACAGGCAGGAATCCCAGATCATCGAGTAGCGGCGGATACAGAACTTCTTGGCCAACGCGATGGTGGCCGAGTCTGTGAACGACAGCTTGTCGCAAGCCGCTTGGGCTGCTTCGGAGGGTTTCATGCGAATTCGATCAACTCAAAGTGAACCTTAGCGTGGAAGGTTGATGAAGACTGATTGAAGTAAGATCCGCCGGTATTCGCAGCAACCGTAATCCCCATCGTCTGATTTGATGTAACAAGAATCTTAAACGTATATGTAGAAACGGTTGATACAAAACAGATGTTTGTGCTCATCGTATTGAACGATGTGGATTCACCGTACACTCCAGATGCGGATATGATGTCACCGGGTTGAGCGTAAGGAGATTGCGCTATTCCAACATAGCAAATGCCGTCGTTTTGCGGTTGGAACGGAACCGAAACCTTGATCAACGCCTTGTTTCCAACCGTTTTTGGAGTCCAAGTGTATGACCAATCAGAGGTAGATCCGCTTTCTTGGATTGCGGTTCCAACTCCAGAGGAAATGGACATGAACTGGCCAAGCGTTGACGGCTTAACAATTTCCTCTGAATACACGAACTTCACCGCACCGATCGTTCCAATAGAAGCCGTTTTCAGCGCATTGGACGCCGCGGAATCTCTGAGCAGCACGGTGTCGGCATCAACAGGGACGGTTTTGCTGGGCAGGTTGTTGATCGTGACAGCACCTGCCGTGACAGTGAGCGAATCACCGGATGCGTTTCCGAGAGTGGTATTTCCGTTGGCCGCAAGATCACCTGTCAGCGTGGTGTTACCTGTTACATCCAGTGTGGTTCCAACGGTTGCTGCACCTGTAACACCAAGACTAGCCAAGGTAGTAGCTCCAGTGACGCCAAGGGTTGTTCCAACCGTAGCAGCACCTGTGACACCGACACTGGCTAACGTGGCCGCTCCGGTTACCCCGAGAGTTGTTCCCACTGTAACACTGGCCAATGAGGTCGCTCCCGTGACTCCGAGAGTAGTCCCAACGGTAGCGGCTCCGGTGACTCCAACGCTTGCTAATGTGCTTGCTCCCGCGACTCCGAGGGTACCTGTAACGGCGGTGGCACCGGTCAGGGTGGAGGTTCCAGTGACCGCGAGGTTTCCTGGGACCGTGAGATTGCCGGTGAGCGTGGTTGCTCCGGTGACATTAAGCGCACCGCCTATGGTCGCTGCACCGCTTGTAATGAGGCTTGAGAGGTTGGTAGCCCCGGTGACGGCCAAAGTACCCGCAACAGCCGTGTTGCCGCTTGCAGAGGCCACTGTGAGCTTGTTAGTGGCTACGCTGAAGTCTCCGGTGGTATTGACTGCGGCGTTGGAGACTTGGAGTGCGGAGTCATTGCCACTGCCGTCGCTGATGGCTTTGAGCGATGCGCCTACGGTGGAGTTGTCGGAGTTCTTGAGTAGGCCAGTGTAGGTCGATGCAACGCTACTGCCTGTGAGTGGTGTTCCCATATCAGTTCTTCGGTAAAACGTACCAACCTGCCGGCAATACCACCTTAGATGGCCCTACCAGCTTCTTATCTTTGTCGAATCCGTAGACGCTGGCCGTTGTAGGCTTGGCCAGCATTACCGGATCACCGCTTGGCACTAGGGCCACCTTGGTCACCTGGCAGCCCAGGCAGATCAGCAATGCGGTCAGCCAGATCGCTCTTGAGGGCTTCGGGAGCTTTGCCATGTTGCACATCGGTGGGTGGTGTTTCGCGGAGCCAGTCGAGCAGGGCCTTGAGGATCTGGTAGACCCAGTTCACGCCTTGGGGTCGATGGTAGCGGTCTTGTCGGCATCCTTGGCCATAATCAGGCCGAGGCCGGCGGTCACCGCGGCGATAGTCGAGGCGATGTCGATATTGGTGCTGGCATCACCGTCGAAGGCAGCCCGTAAGGCACCACCAACAGCGACAAGGATAGCACCGATACCGGCGAGAGTTGTTTTTGTGTTTTTCATTTGGATTTGAACAGCCTATAGGCTCCGTAGATGGCGCAGGCTAAGCCAATGAGCGCGGTGATAAGCTGAACCCAGTCGGTAAGCCACGGAATAAACGAAACAGCGGTAGCACCTGCCGCTGCTGCTAGGGATAGTCCAGGGCTGGTGCTGCTGTTCGTTGGTTCCATTACTCGGATTTAGGCTGTGCGGCTGCGACTATGAGGTCAACAAGCGGAAGGGCTGCACGGGCGTTAGCAACGCCACCAGCCTTAACCGCGATGTCGATGAGTTGGAGGAGGCTGTTGGCCTGCTCCTGGGTGAGTTCGATCTTGATCATAGGGCGGAAGGCTCGGCAACCTTAACCGGAGGAGGCACAGGCACCCACGGCAACGGCAGCGTCACCACGGGCGGATTGATCTGGTTCTCGATCTGCAACGTCACGTTGGCTTCGATAGCGGTCTTATCGACACCGTTCTCGTAGCACCAGTTCAAGACTTGCGCTTCGGTCAGTTGGTCGTAAGGCGTGAACTCATCAGACGGCGGAGCGAACGAGCAGGAGCCGTAGCAAGTGCCGCTGTATTGATCCTGAGTGCCGTTGCAACGCCAATCGGCGGTGATAACGACATCGGGATTGGTGCCTTCGATGGGCTTAACGAGAAGGCGTTCGATGATCCAAGAGAGAGTAATCATGGTCGTTTAAATTAAGCGTGTGCGATTGTGGTTATGGTGCCAGAGCTTCCACGGTACTTCAGCGCACCGGATTCGACGTAGAGTTGGCCGCCAGTGACGTTAGCCGTAGGAGCGGTTCCATTGGCAATCTGGATGGTCTTGGCAGCGGTGGTTCCGGCTGTGGTAAGACCCACCAGCAAATTACCACTCGTATCAAGTACCATTCTTGGGGTGAATGTAATCGGGTTCCCAGCGATTCCGCTTACAGCGTTGTACCAAGTATGACTTCCATCATTACCCTGCTGTGTGTATTGAGTCGCAAATCCGTTAATTTTGTATGTAGGAGCATACCAGTTGTCAACGGCATTGCTTGACATTGCAAACTGAGGAGCAGAGGCATTGTTTCTAGCAGATAGAGTTGAACCATAACTACCAAACTCCATGTTAATACACGCGCTGGACGCACTCGGCACAACTCCAATACCTACGTTGCCGGTATTATCAATCCGCAGATATTCGACACTGTTGGCATAATTGGCAATCTTGATGCCGTCAATTGAAGCACCGAGAGTCCTAATCTGATATCCATTTGCTAGATTTCCGCTTCCTAGAAATGAAGTGTCAGCAACCCACTGGCGAGCGCGAGCATCATACGCGGTCGTAAGGTCGAGAATGTACGCAGCATTGGGTGTTAAGGTTCCAATACCCACATTGGTCGCATTTACGAACAGCTTATTCGTCCGCACCGTCAGATCGCCGGTGATGGTGGCGGAGGCGAGGGTGGCGGTGCCGGATGCTCCGAGGATGTTGTTTACGCTGATCTTCTTAGTCGTACCAGATGCCGCCATCGTGGTATCGCTGACATCAACGATAGGGATAACGTCATTAGCCGGATCAGCGGCGGTCAACGCCGTCAGTGCTGTAATCTTTACGTCTGCCATATTAGTAAACTGTTAGGATGAATTTATCTGACGATTCTGTTAAAATGTTAATTGGTAATACTCCACCTTCAAGGCTCATAACATCATACGTTCCATCTGATGCCACAAGAAAATCCACTGCTATTGTATCAAACTCTAAAGCAAATGGTTGTAAATCCTCGGTAACAAGAGCGCGTCTCTCAACAGGCAGATCGGGGGGCGTGACGTTTCCGCCAGACCCACTTGAAGCCAATCGTGTTCCAAGAGCGAGTGTCACGGTTAAGAGCTGATGATTCCGTTGAACGCGACCACCTGACCACTGGAAATCTGGAAGCTCGTGATTGGCCCAGGAAGCGTGATGCCAGCGGGGATAGCCGCTGTGGACCAAGAACCGCTGATACCATTGCCGGTGATCGAAGTAAAGGTGGTGACGGCAATCGTGGTGATCGCAACGAATGGGCCAGTGGTCAACGCGGTAGAGGTCACGAGCTGGAAGCCCGCATTGCCCATCGAATACTCGGTTGCCAGATTAGATTCTATGCTCATATGTCCCAAATTTTACGGATCTGATTCTTGCTGAAAGTGCTTTCAAAGCGGGTACCCTGCCGGTCTTCCATCCGGCTAAAGCCCTGCTTCACCTTGTCCTTGAGTTCGGCTTCGCGGGCAAAACCGGTAACCCCGAAGCGGGCTACCGGCTGCCTCGTCCAGCGTTCACCCTTGATAACAAGAGAATCGGTTCCCATTGGAGCGATTTGCTCCAAGGACTTGCCTTTGTTCTCGAAGGTGTAGATCGGCATATTAAGACTCCATCTCGCTGTCGTACTCGGAAACCATGTTTCGCATACCTTCTTCGTCCATTGGTTCCATTGATTCCTTGCCGGCCTTCTCGTATTCGGCGGGCATACCGTTCACGCTTTGGATCTCAACGTAAGCCTCACCATTTTCAAGCTTCTTGAGAACGCCCCGAACTTCCTGTAGGACAACTTCATCACCAACCTCGGGGGAAGCCTGTTGGCCATCTTCCGTGTCAGTGGAAAGAGCCTCGACTGGAATCGCAATCATTGGCGCATTGTTGTCAGCCTCATCACATCCGCAAGCGGAATGAGAAGGGGCACCACCGATTTCTCGACGATGCCCCTTTGGGCCGACGGCAATCACCATGATGGTGGCCGTCTTAGGTCGCATATTACAGCGTGGTAGAGGTCTTAGTACGATGCACCAAGTACCAAGTAGGATTAGCAGTGGAGCCAGTGTTACCAGCGGCCAAACGCAGAGCGGCGAAGTAGAGCTTCACACCAACGGTGACGAGCTGGTTCAACGGATCGCTCTTGTCGGGGGTATCGGTGATCACAACCTTCGGGGACAACGGATCATCACCGGTCAAGGCAGGGATACCGAACGACTCATTACCAAAGAAGAACGAGGCAATGATGTCCTTGCTAACCGCCAGACCGCCACCCGCGGCAGTAGCCTGATAGATAAACTCGTCAGCGGCAGTACCGGAGCCGGTGCTGACAAACGAGTTAGTCTGAGTGACAACCCGGCAACCGTAGATGGAACCCACCTCGCCCTTGTAGAACGGGGTACCCTTGTTGCCGTAGTTGGAGGCGTTCAACCAATCGGTATCGCGCATCAAATCACGGGTAACACGAGGATCGGTCGCCAGGACGTAGCCACCGTTGATCATAGGAGCGCGGTTACGCTTCAGGCGGGTCATTGAATCGAGGACAGCAGAAGCGGTCATCGTGGTGTTGGCGGCGGTCGTATCGCTGTTCAACGCGGAGAAGGTCTGAGTGGTCAGCGTAGCGGGGTTACCGTACACCTTGATACCACCGGAACTTGCAACAGTGTTACAAGCGTCCGAGTTATCGAACGTACCAGCACCCTCGGCGGCGGAACCGATAGAGGAACCGCTGGCGGTGAGGTTAGATCCGATCAGGGTGTTACGAATGACCGAGTCAACCCAGAGGGCCATGTCCAGACCGGAGGTCTTGGTGGCCTGCTGGAGGGAGTTGAACAGGTCCGTAGCGCGGAGGATGTCGGTCAATCCGATCACCTGACCATACTGAGCGAGGCTCTTGCTGAGGCTGTTGAGAACAAGGGAACGATAGTTTCCAGAGCTGATAGGAGTACCTTCAGAACTGATGGTCTGGACACCAGCAACGCTCGGCGCACCGAAGCGGAACATCGTGATGGCCTTGTTACCATTGTTCTTGGGGATCGGAGCCTTCATGGAGAACTGATCAAGAATCGTCTCCTGTTGGACGATCGAGAGAAGCTCCTTGCTGAAGAAGTTCTGGAACTGACTGGTTAGCGTGGTTGAAGTAGTAATGCCTGCCATATTTTAGTTGTGGTTGTGCTATTGGTTGCTTTCCCGGTCGAACTCTCGTGTCGCTCGCATGAGCGCATCCCTTTGCTCCTTCATGGATAACCGTGAGAAATCTTTCTCCTCGGTCTTGAGTTGTCCTGCCGGAACGCTTTTACCAATGGCGGTCTTCTGCTGGAGCTTGTTGAGCTGTTCTTTCAGAGACTTATTCTCGGACTCAAGTGACTGAGATCTACCCGCAGTATCTTGGAGCTTCATCAATTCTACCGCATGGACAAGTCCATCCGGCATTCCAGTGAGAAATGGAACACGCTGCAATAATTCAACCGTTCGCTTGTACTCAGGACTGGACTGATCCTTCAGCCACACTTCCTTCTCAGAAAGTCGGCCATAGTTGTCAGCCCACGACTTATTAAAGCGTTCCTGTTGAACCTGCTGCTGCTTCACACTCACGGTCTTACGGACGCCATCAGCCTTAGCTCGCGCTGCTTTGGCCAACTGAGAGTCACCATCCGCATCGAATTCCTTGGCCGCAGCCTCGTAATCCTCCGCAGTGTAACCCTTCTCGTCCCGAAAAGAATTGGTATCGGCAACCGTGGATTGCTCCCGTTGCTTGCTCCACTCTTCCCGTTCACGCTTCACCGCCTCGCGCTCGGCCCTGATAGCCTCCTTCTCAGCGTTGATTTGTTCCCAGGTCTTGGTCTTTCGATTCTGATCCTGGGCGAATTTGCTCTTCTGATCCTTCGGCTTCTCCTCCTTCTGCTTGGCCTTTGAATCGGTCTCTGACTTACTGCTCGTGCCTACATCATTTTGCTCGCGGTCATTGACCTCTTTACTGGCACTCCCCTCATTGGAGGAATCTTGCTCAACCGAAGCTGACTCGTTTTTATTTTGAGTCTGCTCCCGTGGTTGGCTGTCGATATCGACACCAGCATCGTGATCATTGGCCAAGGCGAGCATCGCATCGGCACTCATTGTTTCATCTGACATATTGTGCTTGTATTCGTTTGCTGGTCCGCACAGACGCAGCAACCGCAACTTTGATCCTATGTATTCGTGACAGAATCCGGATCATCTTCCTGTCCCGTAATTGATTCTCGGTCGGCCATCATCTCGATGACCTTCACAAGACTGGCCTGACCCATTGCAAATCCAGAGGAGTATTGCAAATGGTTTCTGTCCGTAATTGCAGAAGCGTTCTGCATAAGAACAGTGTTCAGGAGAGCGTCCTTGAACTTTTTTCCGGTCTCGCTCTTGAAAAAGTTATTGAGAGTGGTCGCGTCGTCCCTGTTCCAAGGAAGTGCATCAACCCAGCATTGATGCCGGCCAAAAGCCCATGCGGCGCGGACTCGTGAAATGAGTGAGATCATATTACCAAGCTTTGCAGGACCAAGTTCTAGGTTTCGTAGGATCTTTCGCTGTATCGCAGTTGTGCCTCGCTCGGAAGCTCTTGCGCCGTTCCGGATCGTCCTTCTTAACCTCCATATTGGGATCACCAAAACGAACCTTGATCACGGTGCCCTTCGGATTGCGGACGTACACCGCTTTCTTCTTGGACTCGCCTGGTGTGTAGAAAGGTTTGCCAAGCGATACTTTCTTTCCTTGGTACTCGGCCATATCAAGATTGGAATAGAGGTGAATCCTGCAACTCCTTGATGTTCTCCTGCCTCTTGGCCTTCTGGAACCTGATCTTCGGTGCCACACCCTCCTCAAGCTGCTCCATTAACGGAGCTTGGGGCTGGGTTTGCACCGGAATCGAGGTTAAAACGGGTTGAGGCTCCACAATAATAGCGGTCATAGCGTAAAATTCTCCGCACCAATCAAAATCCAGCACAGTGGGCCAGCAAGTTGGCCTACTGGTGGGCGGAAACCGCCGGCAGGTCTTGTCGGAGGCTCGATATCGGCAATCTTTGCAGGTCATAGCTTATTGAACGGGAGGCTGGGCCATCTGCGGTTCTGGTGCGGCGGGCGGCATCGGCATTTGGGGCTGCTGCTGCTGCAACAAACCGCTGCTGGTCAGGAACTTCTGGATCTCAGCCCGCAATTTCCGCGCTTCATTGGTCGCCACCTGCTCGTACCCTTGCAACAGGCTGTCGATACGCACCATAAACGCATTCTTCGAGGCCGGACTGAACTGCTGACCCTGCTGGATCGCCCCATTCAGGTACTGCATCAGCACACCGATACGGCCCGCGAAGTTCTGACCCGGTTTAGCCGGCACCGGGATGCCGATTAGCAGTGTCGGGATCGTCTTGGTCTCGTCCTCCAGCTCATCCTGCTGCTTCTGACCTGGATCCCGTATCAATCGCTTGATCAGGGACGGGTCATCCAGCTCCATAATGCTCTTATCCAGCTCCACCTGATCGACCCAGGGGCTGTTCTGGAAGAGTTGCTTACGGTTAATGGCCTGCTGAACCATCATCTGCCGGCTGACCATGTCCATACCGCCCTTCGGTTCCAGCTCATATTGATCGTGCAATGCCACCGGATCCGCATCCAGCGAGTCCTCGGCAAATCGATATCGTAAACTCTTGGAATCATACTGAACATAAAGTCCCCAAGCTTGCCGGTACATCTTGCCCAGTGCCATACGGAATAGTCGCGCCCGCAGATCCCCACTCTGCATCGCCTGAGCGTTGATACTCTGGATCTCGGTCGCTGTCCGCCGGTCACTACCCCCGCCCATTGCACTGCCCATCGCGTAATCCGGACTACCGATCCGGTTCTCCGCGACCGCCCGAGTCTGGTTCAGCTCCTGATCGAAGCTCACCGGAGGCTGCGGCATCTGGACCGGGGCCACGCCATACGGCAAGATCTGACCCGGCGAGAACCGCAGGTTGATACTGTTCGGCAGCTCCCGTTCCGCCCGAAATAGCGGGCGATTATACAGCGTCATCGCATCATGCTTATGGTTCCACATCGAGGTCATCGACAACTCGAACGGAGCCAAGATCTCGCACACGCCCCGCGGGCTGAACCATCCCTTGTCCTTGATCTCATACGGGAAGTCCACGAAGGGACATTGGCCATGATCATATGGCAACTCCATCGGATCCCGCAGATCCATATCCACTGCCGCTGGGCTGTACAGGTAAACCTCCCACACCCCGTCATCCCGCTTCTTGTACACCTCCCACACAATCACCCCATCGGTATTGCTCGTGTAAGTGATACCCTCGCGAAGTTGCTTTGCGTCTTCCTCGGTCGCTGCCCCCGGGACGTTATCGTCCTGCTGCGGATTACCCCGAATCTTCTCGATCGTCTTGGAATCGCTCTTCCACCCGAACTGCCCAGCCATCCGCTTGTACGCCCCCACACTCATCGGCATCACATGCACCGCCCAATCTGCATCCTGCAAATCCACGGTGTATGCCGGCACAATGAAATACATCGGGTCAATCGCCTCAAACCCCACTCGCTTATCACCGGGATTCCAGAAGCACTTGATCACGCCGCGCCCGCTCATCAGCGTGTAATCCACCCAGCTCAGGACTTCATCCGTGAAGTTGGTCTTGTCCCGAATCTTATAATTGAACCAGTCCTCCGCCACCTTCGTATACGCATTCAACTGCTGGCGCATCGGAACAAAGCTGGCCACAACATCCATGCCTAACGCCTGCTGGAGGAACAGCGGCTTGAGCTTCTCGATCGCCGTATCAATGAGCGGCCAATGCAGATCCGCGGCCTTGGGCCAGGGCTTATTGGTACGTCGCAACCCGTGATGGCGTAACTCATACCACCGCGTCTGCCTTATCTCCCACGGGCTTCGCTGGGCAACAGCCTCAACAATCTGGCCCTGCAACGAATTCCGCTGTTTGTCGCTCATCATAAATGTATACCCCTCTTCCTACCCGCCAACCTCGCATCCAGCAAGCGGAGACCCAGTTTCCTCCACCGGACCTATCTCATCCTCCATCCTTTCAAGCAAGCTCCTTCCATCCTCACCCAATGCTTTCAGGTACTCATCCATCCGCTTCCCGCCACCACCGCAAAACGCCAGCACCATAGCATCCGCCCGATCCGGACTATTCACTCCGCGGGATCGCAACTCGTCCTTACCCTCCAGCGTCAGCTTCCCCTTACCATTAGTCCGCACCTTCCTACTTACGAACTGCTGCAATAGAATCTCGTCCGTTCCCACCGGCCCCAGATTCACCTTCGATTCCTCCACCATCCGCCCGAACTCGATCCACATCTCCGCCGCCCTATTCACGAACTGATCATCCCGAATGGCCCGCTCACCGAAGTTCACCCGCCTCACATCCCAACCCTCAGACCGCAGCGCATCACACATCACAACACCCATGCCGCCCACATCCGCATAGATATCCGCAGCCTTCAGATTCCACTTCCTGAACTCCGCTATGAACCTACCCACACTGGCCATCGTGTCCTTATCCCTCCACCGCACTAGCCCCTTAACCGTATTACCCTGGCGAACAACCAGCACACTCTCATCCCCGCCGGCTGAGAAATCACAGCCCGCGGTCAACGGCTGACCCTCCGTATCCTCTTTAGGTGGGCCACTAACCACCCTCTGCCAATCGATCGTCTTCACCGCCGTCAAACTCCCATCGTCCTCCATGAACTCCGCGTAGATCATCGACCGCACAAGCGGATGTCCCTCGCCCCATCTGGCGAACTGATCATCAATCCACTCCTTCCGGATATGCGGACAATCGAACGCGGTCACCGTAAAGGTATTCCACTTCCCATCATTTCTGCGAAATACATCGTAGAAATATCCGCTGCTCCCACCGGGGCTACTCATCAACAGAGTCCGCGTTGGCTGGCACCGTTCCATCGACTGGAATATCCCGTCCGGTACCGCCTTCGCCTCATCCACAATATACATCAAATCATTGCTCGGACCCTGCACATGCCAGCCTTCCGCCTTCTCAGGATTGCTCGCGCTGAACCCAATACATCTACTCACCAACTCCTGACCATCCACCTTCTTCGGGTACACATAGCGGATCTCTCCATCCTTGATCGAGAATCCATTCTCCTCGCCTCCCAATCCATTGATCATCTTCCGCAGATGCGGCCACAGAGCATCGGCCACCTGTCGGTACACACCAGCCGTACATACCACAAGACTCCCAGGCCAGCGGAGCATGTGCCAGACAACCGCGCTCGCGGCTACCATGCTCGTCTTGCCAGAGCCATTCGCAGCCTTGAGGGCTACCTTGGAATGCTTCTCGTTCAACGCTCCCAGCACCTTCTCCTGCCAAGGGTACACATCGCGAAGCCCTAACATCATCTTAGGGAAGTTGGCCAATTGTTGTGCCTCCTCCAGAAGCTTACGCTGCTTCCATGCAGGGATATGCGAACCCATTCCTAGTGAAGGGGATTTCTTCCGTTTAATTTGCTTGACACTCATAAAATTGGGTTGGGTGCGGATGGGGGGGTATAAGGTATCACCCACCCCCCTCTTGGGTGGTCCCCCGCCCCCGTTGTCCTATTACCATATCCGCCATCCGTATACCGCTATTACCATTGCTATTGTATTACTTCTGCCCACCGAATGCTCCTAGTAAATTGCCGCTAACCGATAGTTCCTTACCACCTTTACCAGTGTGCTCGAGGCTGGCTCTTGCGACATATCCTCTGGTTCTTTCTAGTAGCCATGCGGAACCCTGCCAGCCATTACCCGCATCCAGAACCCTACCCTGCATTTCAACCTCACCGGTGACCCTTGCGCTTTCAAGCTCACGTTTGAACTCTGGATGCCGGATGAGATATTGCCCCCATCCAGTTGGATTGCCGGACGCAAATCCGCAGATGATCGCGATCCGATCTTCCGGCATACCCAAGTAAGCCGCTCGAGTTGCTGTTTTTTTCTGTTCCGCAGATATCTGGATTTCAGGTCTCCCAACCCTTTTCTTCTTACCCTCCGACATTCCATGTCCAACCCCATTCAAGGTCTCAACCTGGAGAACGTCTTTTTTAATTTTTTTCCCCTTGGCCATGCCTCCCGATAGCCTTTCTTTTTCTTTCTGTATTCCAAGGTTGACTCCCGTCGCATCCCGTCGCATTCTCACCCCGTGCAAACCATTAAAGACGGCTTCACCGGAACCCTCGAGATCGGCGACATTCTCCTTCCCGAGTGTGAGGACTTGGGCTTTGGACTCATCGTGACCGAGGACAACATCGCCCCGCTCACATATCTCTTTCGTGCGGAACAAGCCCGCTTGGCTCGCGAGTCTTTCACTGTTTAATCAGCCTCAAACAAACTCCAATGAAACTCCGAATTCACCCCCGCTTCCAAGGCCCGCTTTGCGCCCTCGGATTTATCGCCCTTATGGCTCTTGTCTCCCTCATCGAAAGCCTCGGGGGTTCCCGATGAGCAACGGCTTTATTCTCCACGAAGATCGCGATCGCGTGATCATCGCCACGGGCTTCAATCACCCCAGCGATAACCGGAAGACAGGCGACATGATCCAGATCTGGATCCTAGTCCGTTCTGTGAGCCCTACCGAAGCCATACGCACGGGCTTGGATCGGCTCATATGTGGATCATGCGTCCACCGTGGCGACGGGCACGGAGGCGAGCGATCATGTTACGTCAACGCTGGCCAAGCTCCCCAAGGGATTTGGAAGTCATGGCGGGCTGGCAATTACCCTTTGCTGCGTTCCCTTGAAGCTTTCACCGGAAGGAAAGTCCGTTTCGGCGCATACGGCGATCCCGTGCACATCCCCCTTCCCCTTGCGCTTGCTATCGCGGGTGTTGCAAGCGGCCACACTGGCTATACACACCAGTGGCGCAAGCCTTCCTTGCAAGGGTGGAAAACCCTCCTAATGGCCTCCGTGGATTCCATCGCTGAACTTGTGATCGCCCGCTCCCTTGGATGGTCAACTTTTCGCGTTGGCTCCGAGGCTAGCGTTGGCGAGTCCCTTTGCGCGTCCGATCGCGATGGAACCCCATGCTCCGTGTGTCAACTCTGCGCGGGTGCTCGCGGGGGTTTAGAAAGCGTCCACATTCCACCCCATGGCAAGGGTGCTGGTCACTTCCTTGAAGCTTGAATTATCCGGAGGATCCATGGGGGAAACTCCGTGGGTTCTGCGGGCAATTGATGCCCATACAAACCAACATGAAAATAATTGTAACACAGTATTCGTTTGTCGATTCCTTCCGTGCCCACGGGCGCGAGAATCAATTCTCTTACCCCGCTTTGCGGGCTTTATTCGAGTACTTCGAGGCGTTTGAAGACGACACGGGCGAAGAATTAGAATTGGATCCGATCGCGATTTGCTGTGAGTGGCAAGAATTCGAGACCGCCCTTTCCGGTGCGAAAGCCTTTGGATATCTCGAGGGTGTGGATTCCAAGGATGAGACCCCGCTCGAGTGGCTCGAGAATCGGACGCAGGCTTTGGAATTCACAGATGGAGTCGTGGTTCGGGTGTTTTAATCCCATGAAAGCCAAAACCAACCCCTACCTTATCACAGCCACCGAAGCTCTTGAAAACGAAGGGTTCACCCCCGATACCCTTGAGCAATTCACCCGTAACGCCATGTGGGAAGCCACATCACCCGCTTGCTGCACAGAAGGCTGTGTGGTGGAACCCGACGGCGCTTGTTCCCACGGGTGCCCGTCCATTCTCATCGCCCTCGGGCTGATCTAATGAAGCCCTTACTCCGCGTCCTAGGCTACCTAGCCTTGTGTCTGCTTTTCACCCTCCTCCTCGTTTTATCCGCCCTAGCCGGAAACGGTAAGTAAATCCCAAGCCAATCACCACACCCCGTAGGTTCAACCCTGCGGGGTTTTTTGTTGCCCCGATGGTGTGGACACCCGCTTGCCGCTTTCTTCCTTCCTAGGCCGCCCGCCGCTTGTCTTCCTAGTCGGCCATCAATCCCCCTTGTGTGTGGGTTCACTTGGATCGGTTCCCCCCTCCTTCCTTTGCCCATAGTCTCGGATCCGGATTTAACACTAGGCAACCAGGATCCCCCCTAGGACATCGAATGTCCGACCCCGCTATTGGCATTGGACATCCCGTGTCCTACCCCCCCGTCGCCCGCTCATGTGCCCCTCATGTGCGCCCCCCAGCCCCACGATCTCATGGTGCGGTATTCCAGATTCTGCATACGCCAGACGGAATTCGGAATTCGGAATTCCAGAATCGGGAATCGGGGTACAGGGATTTCTCCATGCCATGAAAGATTACCCCTTGACGAGGTGGATCATGGTGCGGTAGGTTCACCCCATCGCCGCATGGAGCGGTGGTAAATCAACGAACGATATGAAACAAACCAAGGAAGAGCTGATCGCGCTGATCAGCGATTACGCGAGCAAGATCAACGGTTCTGTGCAGCAGGCCAAGTCTAGGTGGATGGACGAGCGTGAGTACGAGGACTGGAGTGGGTATGACGAGTACCTGCGGAAGTCAGCGGAGACTGCTGGGATGGTGGCGGTTCGGACCCAGAAGCGTCCGTTCGGTGTTGTGGTGCGGGTGCCCGGTGTTTCGGTCTGCGATGTCTTGGTGTACTGCGATGCCCGGTACACGGGATGGAAGGCAGTGGCCTCCAAGGGAGGTGTGCTGTGATCAGCATTGTCGCCACCTTCCGCAAGCCGGATGGAGAGATCGAGAAGGACTCCAGCTACCATGAACCGATCAGCGAGGCCCGCGAGGCTGCTGAGGAGGACGCTCATCGCTACGGGTGGGAGTTCCTGAGTGTGGAGGTTCAATGAAACCCCGAGTTCTTGTGGCCTGTGAGTACAGTGGCCGGGTTCGCGATGAGTTCGCGGCCCGAGGCTGGGATGCGTGGAGTTGTGATTTCGAGGAGTCAGACACGGTGGGCCAGCATTACCGCGGTGATGTGCGGGATCTCCTCAAGCACCACTGGGACATGCTGATCGCGTTCCCGCCCTGCACCTACCTCTGTGGAAGCGGCATGCACTGGACTACGCGGGGGCTTCGCGACCCCAAGCTGACCGAGGAAGCACTGGCATTTGTCCATCTGTTAATGAATAGTACCCCCCCCATATAGCAATAGAGAACCCAATAGGTGCTATCAACACTCGTATATGCAAACCCACGCAGATAATCCAGCCGTATCAGTTCGGAGATAACGCGAGCAAGCGCACCTGTCTCTGGCTCAAGAACCTACCCCCGCTGGTTCCCACCGACATCCTGCCGCTACCGCCATCCGGTAGGTGGGCCAATCAAACCCCCAGTGGCCAGAACAAACTCGGTCCCAGTCCAACCCGCTGGAAGGAGCGTTCCAAGACCTATCCCGGCATCGCCCGCGCCATGGCCGATCAATGGGGCTCCGCTATCCACACACTCCCCAGCCATCAAACGCGCTCCTAGACCCCTCCAAGCTCCAGCAATCGACATCCATATCCATCCATCACAACCACCTTATACCCGATACTTCGTAATCAGTAGAGGGTCATTCAAAAACTGCAGCCGCAGCGTGGGGGCCTTCAAAGCCCCCGAAAAGCTTGCGGCGTAAGCAGTTTTTAACTCCCTAGTAGAGGGAGTGTGAATCT